TATCATGGTCTCAACATAAACGCCGTCAAATTGATAGTATGGGCGTTCATGGTTAAACGTGTCCATGGCATCTTCTCGCATTTGTGTTTCAAGCGCGAGTTCATATTTTCTAAGGGCTTTCTCTGTTTTTCCTTCATGGGTCATTTTCATGCGTCCCCCTTAGTTGCCTTACGAATGGCTTTAAGCAAGTCAGCGGCAATGCTGCCGTCAGGTTGTTCCCTGTTTACAATGGTCAGCGCGGCAATAGCTGCGGCAAGCAAATCAGGCGCGGCGGCGATTAAGCGGGCGTTTGCTTCGGTTTCTTCGGGTGTGCTGCGATTTGGTAAAATAACCAAACACTCGCAGCTTTTCCCGACTGTCCATTGCGGTGCATCTTGCTTGTCACGGGCTAGCCCGTTGAGGTTAGCCGACCACGGGCCGTTTGTATGTGTTTTCATTTATTGGTTTTGTTGAGTTGCTCCAGAGCATCATTAATTTTCTCGCATAAATCTGCGTCCTCTTGGTCATGTTCGCCGTCTCCTAAATAGCCGCTTGCCCATTGTTGGGTAATCTCGCTCCAGACTGTTCCGTCATTATAGTGAATCTCCTCTTGGTCAATATCGTGAACCCATTGTTTAGAAATGGAGTCGTAACTGATGATGAAGTGATGTGTTTTCATATTTCTATAAAGCCAACGCATGGCGGAATTGCCAAGCGTTGACACTCAAAAACCCCGCCGCTCAATTAAGAGGCGGCAGGGCATGGGGTTTGAGTTGATGGCTTGCTTAACTGTTAAGCCATTCGTCAAATGATTTCAAGGGCTTGCCGTTATTAGTAATGTCCCCGCCATTGCCATCATTGGCGCAGCGCAAATAGATTTGGTATTCCTGTTCATCACTGCCGCGATACTTTGTTTGCATATATTTTATTGGGTTAAAATTAGGAAAGAAAAACGTGAACATAAGGACCGTCATTATGGGTTTGCCCGCTCACAAAGGGACGGCTCCACGGGTTGCTTTCAGGATACATTGCAATATGGTCTGAATCTTCGGCGACAAACTTGGCAACCAATGCTTCAACGGCTAATCTGTGGGCGTTTTCGCTGTCCCCTGAATGATTAAATGGAATCGTAACTGAGCCACGTTCACACATGGCTTTGATGCGACTGCATCTTGTATTGGTTGCGGGCAGGTATTTACTAGTAATCGCTTGCATGATATATATTTATTTAATGGTTTACTGTTGCACCGTGAAAGCCCGCCCCTAACTAAAGGGAGCGGGCTTGTGATGGGCTTGCGGGCTTGCTTATTATTCTACAAAAACCGATTGCGGCATCCCGTACCATTTGTCTGAATGTTCATCAAGGGCTTTATCTAATGCAGGATGTTGCGACCAATCTGCCGCAAGTTCGCCGTAAGAGTTGCCGTATACTAAATATATACTGAGGTAACGCCCGTCTCCACTTTTAACGATTAACGTAGCTTCATCGCAAGCGTGAAGCTCGGCAAGGAACTCATCATATGATACGTCAGAGAATCTCACGTTTCCCTCTCCATTGCTGCACCAAATTGCGGTGAAGTTATGCTTGGCAAGCGTCTCCATAAGGGAGCGCGTCTCTAATTCATAATCGGTAAACAATTTCATTTTTCTATTGGTTGAATTTAGTTGAGACTCATCAGCGCAGGGCTTTACCTGCGGACACCCTTGCGGGTGTTTCGTCTTGGTTACCACTTAATGAGGGCGAAGGATTCAGCGGGAGAACGAAGAGTGCTTGATATGTTGGCAAAGCGCAAAGCGAGATTTGCAATGGCTTTGCATGAGTCCGTTGCAGTTGAAGTGTAATGATTACTTGAGCCGTCCTCAAAAGTGACGGTGATTGCGTAGCTCTCCTCACGCGAAACATATGGGCGAGGAGCGGGATAATACTTTTTTTCGTCTGTTTTCATAATATGGGATTTGTTTTTGTTTGTTTGTTTTACTTAGCTAAAGGGAAATACTGATAATTCGTGCAAAGGTATTTGCTCTGCATAGGCAAGTTGCCAAGTCGCATGAATGGAGTGATGGCAAATACCTTCATGCCTTGCTTGCGAAAGTCACGAATAAGAGCGGCTCTCGCGTTGCGGCTAACTGTGTTTTTATTTCTCATGCTGATAATATGGGGCTACCAATTAACTATACGCAAGCTCTATTTTGCATAGAATGAAGATTTATTTGCGGCCCCCAAAACAGCAGAGAAGAGAAACCCTATCCCCAGCCAGTAACAGAAAGGGGGAACATGACGGCCCGCAAGGGCCGCACAACCCGGAGCGGTCAATGGCAAAACAGTTGCAGCAACGGTCAGGGCAAGCTAGGGGAATCCCTTCCCCCCATCCCTCATAATCTCACGCACGCCCCTAATGTTATAGAGTTGCATAAGCTATTAGCGGCAATCCTATGCCTATTTGAGGCGATTTGATTAAAAGGCATACCTAGGTATCAGATATTCTGTTTAGAATGATTCTAATTAGACTTGTTTACTAAACTAGTAATGATGCTTACTGCTAGCCGCAAGCTGTTTACGTTAGACTATTGAGACTGGGTATCAGCAATAGCTGATTACCTATTGCCAAGACATTGCAATACCACAGGGGGGGGAGGGGGTTGACTGGCTGCTGGTTGACTGTGATTGGGATTGGTTGCAAGCCACTTAAAAAATTTGCTAGATGTTGGCCTGCCTGCTGTCAACTTCGTGGCGTTAGGAGGTTGATACTATGATACTACCCCTAGGTAGTAAAGACAAGATACTCCCTTTAGGTGGTATGGGTGCCGCAAAAAGCTTGACACAGATGTTGTTGGGGGGTAGGATGCTGGGATGGATAAGGAATACGTTCTACCTGTCATTGCGGCGAGTGTGGCGGCGCATGGGGGGAATGGTGCGCTTACGGAATCAAAACGGCCTAAAGAGGCTGTGTTGGCGTTAGAGAGGCTATGTCAAGGATGGACGTTTGAGGAAATACGGAAAGAAACAGGTTTGTCCTTTAATGCCATTAGTAGCTTGAAGGCCCGCAATGAAGTGGCTATGGACGTTCGTAGACAGCAGCTTGCAGCAGATGGGTTTGAGATAGCGGAAAAGATGCGCCTGCTAATTGCTCAAAAGGCTGAGATGTTAGCGAATGATGAGGAGGCAATGAAAAAGGTGAACATCCGCGACCTAGTGCTGCCCTATGGTATTGCAATGGATAAAGCGTTACAGAGCTTGGGCGAGGCTAAGGTGGTAGTGGAGCATAGGTCTGGTAAGCCTTCCTTAGAGGATGCTGTTGCTGCCATCAATGCTGCTAAGGCTTCTTTGGTTAAGGATGCTATTCCTGTGGAGAGCTTTGTGTTGCCGCCAGATAACGCCGCATGAAGTGGAAATCACACCCAGTGCTTTGTCCGCCGACGCCTGATGAGATGGCGCAGATGGAGCCTAGCAAGTTGCTGGAGCTGTGGGAGATATATCATTCGTCCATTGCTAATAGCGAGCGAGACAGCTATCGGTATGGCTTTGTCCTGCCGCATTGGAAACAGGCCGACCAGCAGCTTGCCAAGTTTACAGAGATATTGATTAGCGGCGGTAATCGTTCTGGTAAAACAAGTTATGCGGCTAGGGCTGTAGTGCAAGCGGCGATTGAGAACCACGGCAGCGTCATCATGTGCTTTAGCCAGAACGCCGACGTATCCATCCGTCAACAGCAGAGTGCCATCTATGATGCTCTGCCAGAAGAATATAGAAAGAAGATGTTGGGGGCAGAGGAGAATGTTAGCTACACTAGAAAGAACGGCTTTAGCAAAGGGAGTTTGATTCTGCCTAACAGCCTGTCGCAAATAATTTTTAAGACCTATGCCCAGTATTTGAACAACGACACTATCTTGGAAGGTGCGGAGCTGGGGTGTAGGGATGCCAAGGTAGTTAATATTGGGGCATGGTGCGACGAGTACTTGATTGGGCCAGACCTACTTAACACGCTTAGGTTTCGTTTGGCCACCCGCAATGCCAAGATGATTGTGACGTTCACGCCGATTGATGGCTACACGGAGGTAGTGCGCGACTACATTGGTGGGGCCACAACGGTAGAGAGCAAGCCAGCGGAACTCCTTGGTGGACGGATGGTTAGCACTATTCAACATTCCAAGAATCGTAATGCCGCCGTTATCTACTTCCACACCAAGGACAATCCCTTTGGCGGCTATGACCGTATTGCCAAAGACTTAGCTAATAGGCCAGAGGAAGAAATCCTGTGCCGTGCGTATGGTATTCCCACCAAGAGCTTTAGCTGTCAGTTCCCTAATTTTAGTACGGATGTAAATGTCATACCCCACGAAAAAATTCCTAGAACAAATGTCACTAGATACATGGTGCTAGACCCTGCTGGCCGCAAGAATTGGTTCATGTGCTGGATAGCTGTAGACGAGACAGAGACATATTACATCTATCGGGAATGGCCTGACGTTGCCGTGGGAG